TGTATACCTCTAACAAATAAACATCCAGCAGGTGCATTTATAGACTCTTGACCTGCCACAAAATTACCTAATTGTTGCTTTTTATCTGCATCAATAGGCACATCTCTCAATATTCTATATTGTGAGTTAAGAATTATGTTTTCTAAAATATCTGTTGTTAAAACATTAGAATCCACTTCCGTATAATTTCTAATTTGTGTAATTAACGTATCGTAAGTTATTCCTGCCACTATTATGACCCTTTGTGTTTTGCTTTTATTTTTTCTGCTTTGTGCACAGGAATTTCTGGCTCTGGCACATCTTCATATAGTTCTAAATGTTCATCTTTACATTGACATTGTTTAATACCAAATATTTTTGCAATAAAATTTTTTATTTTTTTAATCATGGTGTTATTGTAACAGGCCCTGCTGAAACTATTACTCCTCCTGACTCCTCTGTTATACTAGGTGTTGCACCTAATGTAAATGTATACTTATTAGCTGTGGTTACAGTTATACTAAAACCACTAGCATTTTCGTAAGTTGTAAAAGCAACACCACCTGGACTACCTACAACATTTCTAAATCTAACTGTATCACCAGTAGATCTTCCATGATTTTCTTCTGTAACAGTAATTGTTTGTGATCCTGAAGTTATTGAAAAAGGATTATTACCTAACATGGCAGCAACTGCTGTTTCAGTTCTGTCGGGTCTTACATTACGTAATGAAATTGAATCACCATTCATAGGCTTTGGTTCTAATTGTGGTTGTTTTGGTTCAAACTCAGATACATGTACGAATGATCCATTCCACTCTCTCACCATCTCACGATACGGAAACTCCATACCAGATCTATCTGATATTGCTTTTGCATATTTACCTGTTGCGTATTTTGCCATTATACTCCTGGGTAGTAAGCTTTTGGTGTTATGTATGTGCTTGAATCAGATCCATCCTCAGCTAAAGCTCTAGCAAACTCATCTTCATAAGCAAGTTTCATAGCTTGTATCATTTGTGGTTGATACTTTTGTGATAAATAATATGCAAGGCCTGATACCATACAAGGGACAAATCTAAAAGGCACGTCTGCTGCGTTAGTATAATCACCCACATCTTGTATTCTTTTTATAAAATAAAAATGCATATCTTTTGATGCATTTGTAGAATCTGGAGTTGGATAAATATGTATTCTAACTTTATCTATAAATCTTTCTACCCAATATTGATTAGGTGTTCCTTTTGACAATTTGTTAGAAAATCCTGCATAAGTTGATCTATCAACTTTAGTCATGGGATTATCGGATTGTGTTGTTTGAGTTCGATTAGATCTTAATTGTGCCTCAAGAATATCAGATATGCCAAATACACTAGCAGGAGCTGTAGTAGTGGCACTCGTGCCATCATCACTTGATCTAAAGAAATCATAATCTGATTGACCTTCTATTAGATCCATATTGGTCTCTCCTACTTCCCAATAGTGAATACCTCTATTACCCCATTCTTGAAAAAGAATATTTAGAGATCTTCTAGCTGATTTTAATTGATAACCAGAAACATTTTGTAAACCAATACGTTCAAAAGCCTCCTCTACTATTTCATCAATAGCAAAAGTTTTATCGAACGTTGCTGTTCCTGAAGTAGTATTAGCCATTTAAACTCCTAGCCAGTGTAACCAATGGTGACAGAATCTGTAGTAGTTAAATCTAAATATACTCCTGTTTCAAATCTAATACCATTTCCTGGAACAAATACATCTAAACCTTCGCTGCTAAACTTAGCTTGAAATTTTAAAGTGCCACTTGTTCCTGTTCCATCATGTAATTTAACTAAACAATTAGTTCCGCTATGAGCTTGTATATATGTAACTCTACAAGGCCCTATATTGGTAGAACCACCTGTGATAGTTTTAAAATTACCATCTGCTGTTAATGTACTAAACTTTTGATCTGAACTCATGTTTTCTCCTTAAAATTAAATGTGGGGCCGAAGCCCCACACTAATTATCTATTAACTGTCAGCAAAAGGTGTTGCTTCAGTACCTGTACCGATCAACACTGCTTCTACTAAATATACATTATCTTCAAGTGCAGTAATTGTAATTGTGCTACCTTTATCTCCACCTGTAGTTCCACCGTTCATGCTGATAACGTCGTTAGACGCTGCTGGCGCGAATGTACTATTAGTTCCATCTGCTACGTTTACAACAGTTGCATGACCAACAAATTTGTCGGTTCCATCTGTTTTAATATCGCAATCAGTTGAATCTGTGCCTACAAAAAATTTGTAAACTGCACCTAAGTGACTGTTCACATTAGGATCATTGTCTCCAGCTGATGCACCTTTGCTATCTGCTTTGATTGTTGGAAGTGTGATTGCACCATCTGCATCATTTACTTTAATAACTTTACCTGCGTG